CACCTTGAAGTTCTCGGCCAGCACGAAGCTCTTCATGGTGAAGTACACAGCTATGATGGCCAATATGTGTGCCACCACACTGACGCTCCACACCAGACCCCAATAGGAGTAGGAGAAGAATATGATGGTGAATATGGTGCTCCACATCAGGCTCAGCACCACCAGCACCTGCAATCTCACAGTCTTGGGCAGGGCCCTGAGGTCGTTCTGGCTGTCGTCAAACAACACCAGCCCCAGGTCATATAGTTTCTTTTTCATTTTTGAAGTGTTATGATTTTCGTATGGGCCTTGATCTCAATTCCTCGAACCTGGCACGGAGTCCCTCGACGCTGATCAGCAATGGAGTGTAATTGTATTCGCCCGTGCGGCAGATGTTCTCGATGTCCTGGTGCAATCGCTCGATCTGGCCCTGGATGTGGGCCATGGCGGCTGACTTATTCTTTCTAGCGATCATTGCCGTGGTTCAGTAGGTTCTTGATGGTCTGGATGCCCTCTTCCTGCATGGACGAGGTCCAGGTGCCCTGTGAGCTCCAGGTATGAGCCCGGTCCACCATCACGGCCCCTTGGTACACGGTGTTGACAGTGATATGACCCGTCGTGCCGGCCTGTATCAGTGCCATCAGTCCTGTGATCATTCCTATAAAGTTCATATAATAATTTATTCGATTTACTCCACACATATTATATGGTCTGGGCTAGAAATCAATTGGTAAAACCAGGTCGCTTGGTTAAGTGTTTGATTTTGAATGATTATTTCTTTTTGGGCTTGATTATCTTGCTCTTCTGGAATGCTTGTTTCTTCTTCAGCGATGTGCCCTTTTTCAGCTTCTTGGCTTTCTTGAGCGGAGCGGTGCCGCCATGTCTTCCAACCTGTATCGCAGACAGCCTCCTTGAAGCCCCGCCGGCCCGCATCGTTCTAGCTCTCTTGATCGCGGTCTGCTTGGCCACCCTCTGTCGCTTCTGGGCAATCTTGGCGCCCTTGAGTGGTTGTAGTCTGGCGTTGCAGGTTCCTGGGTTGGCGACTATCCTGCCCTTTCTCGGGCCATCTGTGCATCTGAAACCCTGCTTCAGGCCCTTGCCCTTGACACGCCTCAATATCCTCTTGATGCCCTCCGCTATGGCCGAGCCCGCGGGCATGGCCACAATATCTTGTGGCACTAGATCTTGCGTCTGGGTTGGGTTGATAGAACTAGCTATCTTTGGACCCATGATTTCGGATATCTTCATATGAATATTTATCGTGCACCTTAAGCCAAATGAAACCTTGCCGCACACACCTTAAGCCGGTCATAAACGACCTAAAAAGTTTCGTGCGTGCCAGCTGAAAGCACCAGCGTCACGCGGAGATAAAGCAGTCTTTATCGGCGGCATCACAACCTGCGAGCAGTGATCAACTCCGCGCGGGAGAGTAAATACAGTCATGAAGATCCGCGAAATATGCCTGCCGCAAGAGAACATAGGCCCCGCACCCAGCGGCGTTTGTAGCCGTCCCAAAGCCAGCCTGCCCGCATCGTGGGTATCATCATGCAAGAGCCAGGGGCGCATGAAGCGAACCGGCAACAGGCCGGAAAAGATACATGGCCGCACCCAGACCGTGGGCGGAAAAAGAATCAAGGGCCGAAAATATGGCGGACCACTGCCAGATTACTCTGCCAAATAACAACCTCAACAACCTTAATAGCGAGCCTAATAGCGAGCCACGTAAATATCACACATGAAGATAGCATTTGTGGGACTTGGTAAATTGGGCCAACCCTGTGCGGAGGCCACAGCGGAAAGAGGATTTGACGTCACGGGCTATGACACCAACAAGGCCAAGGTCAGTGGCAGGATACAGATCAAATTCTCACTGGCCGAGGCAGTGAAGGACCGAGACATCGTGTTCGTAGCGGTGCCCACGCCACACTCCGAGGGCTATGATGGAGGCACTCCCAGCAGTGATTTGCCGCCACGAGACTTTGACTACTCATATGTGACTGACTGCCTGCGAGAATGCAATGAGCACATGGCAGAGTCCCAGTTGTTGGTGCTGATATCCACGGTGCTGCCGGGCACGATCAGGAGAGAATTGGCTCCCTTGGTCAGCCGCACCAATCTCATCTACAATCCATATCTGATAGCAATGGGCACGGTAAAGCAAGATTATCTTGACCCAGAGATGATCATGATAGGTACACGGCACGGCGGTGGTGACAGTGGCATAGAGAGGCTACGGCTTTTCTACAGGGAACTCATGGGATTCAACGCCCGAACAGAGACAGGCACGTGGGAGGAAGTGGAGGCGATGAAGATATTTTACAACACATTCATCAGCACAAAACTGACATTGGTCAACATGATACAGGACGTGGCACGGAAATTAGGACACATCAACACAGATGTGGTCACTCGAGCCCTAGCTCACAGCACCAAAAGAATCACCAGCCCCAGATACATGAAAGCCGGCATGGGAGACGGTGGTGCCTGCCATCCCAGAGATAACATAGCACTGAGATGGCTGTCAAAAGAGCTTGGGTTGGGTTATGATCTATTTGGTGCCATCATGTCTGCCCGAGAACAGCAGGCAGAGAACATGGCCCGGGAGATATTGCGGCACGGTCAAGTGATATATTTCACTTCCAACGCCTACAAGCCCGGCACAGACCTCGTGGATGGATCTTATTCATTATTGGTACAACATTACATACAAAAACATCAAGGCCTAATAGCGAGCCAATTGGATGATTCCGTGCAAGTGATCGTGCGAGTACACGAGAGTGACGTATTTGTGGACGATGGTCGATGTAAGGTTTTTGATACTTGGAGAACTTATCCGCCGGCGGCGAATGTTATATATTATGGCAAATGAAAAAGGGCGACACTGGGCCGCCCTCTTTGCTATTTTAACGTCGATTCAATTATGCGTTATAATTGATTACTTTTCTTCCTGATTTTCTCAATAAAGAAATTACGTTAGCTTTGATTGATAACGCAGATGATTTAGGAGCAGTTCCCAAAACATTTACGTTAAAGTCAACACCTTTGGAAATCAGCTTGTTGGTCGCTGTCTTTCTCGCTGTGTTTCTCACGTTCAGATTTTTGAACTTGATCTTTCCACCGTGAACTTCACCGTCCACCATGTAAGCAGATGCAGGTTCAGCGAACACGCCGATCTGTTTTGCTCTTGTTTTGAACTCTCTCGTGTAGATCACGAAGTTGCTAGTTCTTGACATAGTTTTCTCTTCCTTTGTAGTTTGAGAAGCAGAGCCAGTTTTTTTAGACTTACCAAATAAGTTAAAAAACATCTTAGTCTTCTTTCTCGTTAGTTGTTAGTGCCATCGGAACATTCCGGCGACATATAAAAATATATTTTACACGAAATTTTTTAAAAGTCAACCGCTAAGATCTTGTTGTTCTATGCGTCTTCTTTGACATCTGGTATGTGGAACAGGTCCACGCCCTGCTCCAGCAACTGGTCCACTTCCTTCTCTGTGGGCGTGCCATAGAACCTGTCATCGCGATCACCCTTTTCCGCCCTGCGTACTTCTTTGACGAACTTGTTGCCCACGTTCTCGAAATTTTGCTCCACGTGACGGCGTATCTGCCTCAGTATCTCCTTGGCCCTGCTGGCCAGCATCATCTCCTTGCCCTGTATCTGCTGACGCATCTTCTTGATCTTGGCCTCCTTGTGCTGGGATCTTTGCCCGCTCTTGTCGGTGCTTTTACCAACGCTGGGCGACATGATGTCTCGGTCCACGTGCCTGCTGTCGCACATGGGGCACACAATCATGCTGTTCTCCTGCTGCCTCTCGAACTCGGCTATGTTTGGAAACCATCCGTCGAATTGGTGCTTGTTGTCACACCGCAGTTGATACTTGATCATGCTATTACTTATTATAAGAGCTGATTGACAGGTCTGTCAAACTGTGCTACATTGTGCTCATGGCTAGAAAGATTGCAATGGGCGGCGGAGTGTTCGTGGCCAAGGAAGGCCGCAAGAAGACCACATCCGCGGGCAGGCCCTCCAAGCACACCAAGACTAGCTCAATGAACAAGCACCGAAAGAGATCCTTCAAGATCTACCGGGGGCAGGGGAGACCATAATGCCACGGGTATCACTCAAGAAGAAAAAGCAGCTGATCGACAAGATCATACACGGCAACAGGCGCTACAGATTCAGCATACAGAGATACGGCGGCGAGACCGTGGTGGGCACCATCACTCCCTATCAGTATCACTACTGGAAGGCCAGAGAGTCCGAACTCACAGACTATCTCATGGGGTTCGACAGAGAAAATTACGAGAAGGAACACAACATACCTGAAGAGGCACGTTTTACGAAAGATTGGTATGAGAACGATGACGTGGCGCACACGAATGGCGCTCCCATCGAGTCAGGCAACTGCCTGCACATTGAAGAATTTGACCAGGACGGCTACGCCATCAAGGATGCCAAAGGAAACTACGTGTTCCGCGAACCCATAGAACTGGACGTTGACACCAGACACAAGTTGGGCATTGAGTGTGTGGAGTCCGAAGATTGTGTGGACGTGGATCACCCAAATCTTGTAAACCAATATTATTTGTATGCATACACCACCAACAAGGGTGGATGGACCACAGAGGGCATGATGGAGATTGATGGCGAACTGGATCTCAAAAAATTGAAATTGCACTATAGGATGATAGAGGATTCCAACATCTGCCATGCCATCAGCTATGCAGATGGAGAACCCATACAGCTGGAAGAGGACAGCACAGGCAAAGACCAACAGTGCCAGGTGAGAGAAGGCTACATGGATGAGCACAGCATGAGCAAGAAACTGAAGAAAGAAATTGCAAGGGCCGAAGCAGAAGCGCCACAGCCGGACACAGACACTGTGGAAGAGTATGCACAGCCAGCACCATTGGATGTTCAGCTCAAATGGATAGAGGAGGCGGAGGCAGCCAAGGAAGCCAAAAAGAAAGCCAAGGCCAAAAAGAAGGCAAAGGCCAAGGGCAAGAAGAAAAAATGATCCAGGATCTTGAACAGGACACACTGACCAATGAGGAGCAGGCACTGGAGATACGGCGCCTAAAGTTCCGTGTGGGCAACCTGGAAGTGCAACTAGCGGATTATCAACAGATCATCACAGAACTCAACGACAGGCTGGCCAAACTAAACGCCACTAAAGATATTTCATAGAAAAGAACACGGCGTCCCTGCGTCGCCTGAACTTCAGCACAAGGTCATAGTCATCATTGGTCGTGAACCATACGTTGCGTGGGCCACCCAATTTTTTCAATAGCTTTTGCTCGTCAATGTTGTGTGCCTGCTCCACTCGCTGCGGGGCCAGCACCCTAGTTCCCCACACCATGGGCCACCAGTGCAGCGGGTTCCATCCAAACTTCAGCACCACGATCGCGGGCGGCAGCCAGAAAAACAGCGTCAAGGGTTCCATCCACCATGGCAGCCAGTTGCCCGCCAGCCAGTCCACGAAGTGCACCACGGCCCAATACAATGCCCATAATATGAAGAACGTACCTATGATGATGTAGACGTCATTCTCATCATCGTCATCATAGTCGTGATAGTGCCCCATGTATGGCGGATAGCGGTGATAATTTTTACCAAAGTGTGCGGGCATGATACTATATTAATTATTAAAATGATGCTGTGTAGTGACTATTTTGATCGATGTGGGCACTGAAGTTCTAAGTAGTCGCCTTGGCCTATGGGGCAGTCTTGATTGGGTAGCTGCCCGCTGGATCAGCTGACTTGCTGCCAAACAGTCTCACAGCGTGGTAGGTGTAATAGGCTCTGAACCATCCCATGCCATCTTCTCTGCACAGCTTCCTCATGGTGTCGTCTGCCACCTTGCGGTATATCTTGGCGTCCAGCTTGCCCATTCGCATGCATTGATATAGCGCGTCATGCACCAGGGCGCCTCTCATGAAATCCTTGGTGTCCATGGTGGGTCCGCTGGGTCCGTCCCAACTGTAACCCTTATAGATGGTAAGCATGCCATCTGTGTTCAGGTCAATGTAATCTGTGTCAACAGATTCGTTAAGGATATCCAGCTTTACTGTGTAGTCTTTTTCCAACTGATATTTGTAGCCTTCGCTATATGTGATGTAGTCCATAACTGCTCCTGTAAGATATAATTGTATTTACTCCATTATTTGGTATTTTGCCATAGACAACCGCTATAATCGTGCTATACTATGAGTTAAATACCTATATGCAAAAAAAAACTCGCAGCATCCTGGAAGAATTGAGCACATTGAGGGTCAACAAAGACCCAGAGAACTTTGTGGAGAGCAGGGCCAGCCACATCATTGATTCTTCGATCAATCTCATACACTATATCAGAGAAAATTTTGATCAGGAGACGGCATATCTGTTGGAAAAGAGATTCAATTCTGCCATAAAAAATTTAGATCCCACCAAATTCAGCAGGGGCGTCACCAAGATAAAAGAATCCAAAGAGATCAAGAACAGCCTCAGCCTCAAAGATGGTGAACTCCGAGACGAGGATGAATAATGCTGATAGAGGAAGTACTACACGAGTTTAAGCGAACTCACCTGCAACACATAGAAGATATTATACTGACAGATGGCCACTCCGGTGGCGAAGCCGTGATCAATTATTTCCAGGGCATATTGCAAACGCTGCAGGGATCTGCTGACCAACCCATCAACGTGTCGGTCAAATGGGACGGCGCCCCGGCCATCGTGTGCGGCATCAATCCCGAGAACGATCGGTGGTTCGTGGGCACCAAGGGCATATTCGCCAAGACGCCCAAGCTGAACTATACAAAAGCAGACATCGCCCGCAATCACGGCACCGATGATCTGGGACAGAAATTATTGAAGTGCCTGGTGCATCTTCAAAAACTCAATATACAGGGCATCGTGCAGGGTGACTTTATGTTTGACAGGGACACCCTTAAAAGACAGAGCATGTCGGGAGAAAATTACATAACTTTCAGACCCAACACCATCACCTACGCAGTGCCTGAGAACAGTGACCTGGGCAAGCAAATAGCCGCGGCGCAAGTGGGTATCATATTCCATACTACCTACACAGGAGATGCCATAGCCAATCTAAAGGCCCAGTATGGCGCTGATGTGGAGTCTTTCAGTCGCACGCCAGATGTATGGTTTGACAATGCCACATATAAAAATGTCAGCGGTAATGCCAACTTCACAAGAGAAGAGCAACAGCAGTTCACGGCAGGCATAGAGCAATTGAAGTCATTGCTGGGCAAGGTGCCCACAAATCTTTCCGCAATGTTGGGAGTGAACCGGGACTTCCTGCCTTTCTTCATGCTGTTCATCAATGATCAGATCAGGCAGGGCAAGATACCCACGGATACCAATCAATATCTCAAAGATTTTGCTGAGTACTATCAGGGCAGGATGCAACAGCAGGCGTCGGGATTGAAAGCACAGAAAGCTCTGCAACTGAGACAGCAGAAGATGAAAGACATGCCTTTGTTCCTGAAACAGATGCAGCGGCCATTGGCTGCTATGATGGCATTCTACAAGGAGGTGATCGCACTCAAGAATCTCACACTGGCAAAATTGAACAAAGCCACCTCCATAGGCGCATTCGCACAGACTGACGCAGGGTTGGAAGTCACAGATCCAGAAGGTTTCGTGGCAGTGGGCACGGCCGGAGATGCAGTCAAGTTGGTGGATCGTTTGGGATTCAGCAGAAAGAACCTAACTGCGATCAACAAATTTAAATCTTAATCAAATCATTGAATAGAGATCTGCACACGTCTTGTGTGATGATAGATTTCAATATTTCTTTATCGGAAAAAATCTTCAAATTATGAGATCTAATATGCTTGGTGTCTGAATACAATTTTTCACTGTCTATATCCAACAGAGATCTGGCCAAGTTGGCTATCTTGTTGCCCCTTTTGAAACAATCTTTTTCATCATCATAAGATTCGTCCCATACATCACTGAAAGTTTTAAATCCCATTTCTCGTAGACATTTTAGATAACCTCGTTGTCCATACACTATGAAAGGTTGCTGGCAAATTATGGGTTTCCAGATCTTTTCTGTTAAGAAATAGGGATACCCACCCGAATTTGGATCATCTGCGAGAGTCTCTGTGACTAGGCTGATCTTGGAATGATTGTAAGGCAGGGTATATATTGTTTGGTCATATCCATAAAATGGATAATTGTGTTTGAATTCTGGAATTTCATATTCTGGGGGCAAGAGTTTATTAAAGTTTTCCATTCTATATGTAAATAGAGATTTTTTCAAAGCTCCAACAGCCATCATTTGATTGTATAAATGAATCCTGTGTAGGCGAGGCACCTTGTTCAGATACAAAAAATCAAATGATTTGATCGAATGATCTATATTCAAAGAATCGATCAGTTTGTTGTTGATGTATTTGTCATACATCAGCCACCAAAAGAAAGATCGGCTGCCATGTAGCTCGCCATACAGAGCAGCTTTGGATTTTTTAAGAACTTGTTGAAAAAGTGCAAGAGTCTCCATATCCGCATTTTTATAATTATATCTTTCCCAAAGATTCGCAAACACAGGTATAAAATTTAATTTGTTGAGCACTGTGAGTTTCCTTGACAAATCATCTTTATATTCTTGTCCCAATTTAAATCTCTTGACAAAATATGTGTCAAGCATGACATATTTGTGACTGTAGAGATCTAACGGCACAGATTCATGCTCAAAGTAATGATCGGACATCCTGAGGGATATGTGTGCGTGATCAAAATAGCTGAGATAGCCTCGAGTTTCTGGAATGTTGCCGGTGCTCATGGCATCGAGAATGATATAGGAGTTCTTCATCATGATATTTAATAAATACCATCATGCTAGAATGTTTGTGTGAACAATGCGCTTGTGAACATCATTGCGAGACCGAGTGTTTTGAATGCCTGGAGTGCGGCAGCTGTGCCTGTGGTCACTGCGAGGAGCGGAAGCCCATCAAGGACAGCAATTATCCAATATAACACAGTAAAATTTACCAACTACAGATATAAATAGATGCAACAGATCCACTGAGCGTGGATTTGCCATTTAACAGAGAAAAAAGGAGAAAAAAATGGCTACAATAACTGACACAAGGTCAGCAGGCTCAATCGTTAACGGCTTAGGTGGTAGAACCACTATCGTTAACATAGCGAAAACAAACATCACATCTGCAGAATTAGGAACCATCCTAACTGCATTGCAATCTGATGGATTTGCAATCGCTGGAGTTGCAACTGCGGACGGTTCAGCATTTGACACAGGAGTAACTGACAACGTGCAGGTTGCTCTACAATCTACTGCTACCTACTCAGCAGTGGGCGCAAATGCTCACGGAGTAACCGGTGCTGTCACAACAGTGCTGTCTATCTTCAAAGACAAGTAAGGTTTAACAAGTTAAATCTTATCATGGGGAGGGTGAACATTTTTTGTTCACCCTTTCTTGTTTTACAAGTAAATAATCTATTATATGCACACATATTCAATTACCACGCTGGTGGACATCACGGAGAACGGAGTGCTGCGGAACCAGTTTCCATTCACCACCAAGAGCGGCGAGCTGGTGCATGACGCCGCCACTCTCACAATGGCCCGCAACCAGCAGGCCAATTTCACCACGCTGATACAACTGCTGCAGATCAGGAGCAACATCACCTGGGACAACGTGCCCCAGCGGGTGACTGAACCGGTGGCCAACTGGCGCTTTGGTTCGGCCTATGAGGGTCGGCACGCCATATGGCAGTTCCAGTGGCAGGTGGAGCAGCCCTCGGTGTAT